AGGTCTTGCAACCCAAACTTATTCATAAGTTCTTTTTCGCCCTGATATCCACCCTCTGCATTTTCCACATACATTTCTATTTTTGCAGAGTTTCTAAACTTAGATAGAGCATCCTCACCAAAGACGGTATCCTCAGCAGTTATAGTTCTATCAACGTAATGTACATCATGACCAAATGCCTGAATAGCTTCTGCAACTAAGTCCCGATATAAATTTTGTTCAGAGGTAATCGCAGTTCTATTACTAGTATGAAATATTGAGTTAACGGCCATAAAGTTATCCTATCATATAATTTATTGGTAACTCAAATGCGAGTTGAATTTGCTCTTCTAACCTCTGTAGTTCCTCTTGTGCTTGTGAGTAAATAGTCTCACCGTTCATAGTGACACCGCCCAACATGGACACACCATTAAACTTTGAAAGGTTCGCACCCCACTGTCTCTTTATCAGTGCAGTAGCATATCTCTTTAAGTACATATCGTTGAAAATATCTGTAAATGTTGCTGGATCAAGTTTTCTATAACACTCAATGATTATGAACTCATCCACTTTGATATCGTTGTTCCAATCCATATCTAAGTATAGTCTCTGTTGGTGTTGACTAAATCGGATAGGAACTTCTCCTACTAAAATATGCTCTAGGTAATCAAGATGTTGAAGCGTCATCTGATATTCCATAATAGAAGTAGATGAAAAATCATACAAGTCATTCAACCGTAGTTGATACCTTAGATCAAACATGTTTGCGGTTGCGCTGTCCGTAAAAGGAAACACACTAACAACTGATATCACAGCGTCAGGAACAGGGATAAACCCCTTACCCTCTAACCACGTTGCGGTAACAGAATTATCAGCGGTATCTGTAGCAGTTGTTGATTCATCAGTCGTTGCTCTACTGAGATCATCGGACGTAATCTTGTGTTTAAGATACATTCTTTCCACACCGTCATAATGATACTCTGCAAAATACTGAAGAGCTTCGTCAAGTCTATCGTCAATTTGGTCATCTGACACATTTATGTCAATAACCCCACTACCCAATGATCTAAGACAATATGACTTTAAAGTTGCCTTTGTTGAGGGAACAGCCATGTCATCACTCCTTTATACACTCTATTTATAAGGATTTAGATGCGATACAGTTAGGTCCAAACTGACCATCCTCAAAATCTGATGCGTCTTGTTTTTTAAATCCTGCCCTTTCATATGTGCATAACGCACTTTTTCTGGGCACCGTCCATAACCAAGTTGCATTTTTCTTAGCCACAAACATAGATGTATGATTTAAAATTTTAGTGGCAAGACCCATTCTTCGATGATCAGGAGCTGTCCAAAGTCCTCTAGACCGCCAATATTGATCATCTTTGTAACGAAACACATGATTAGATGTGGTCTTATAACAACTATTGACACAAACTAACTTACCGTCAATTTTTATACCAAAGAAGTAAGGTGTACCAAACTCCTTTCTTTCAATTCTTTTATCTTGACATAACTGACTTGATGGATACAACCATGACCAAGCATTTACATCCTTCACCCCACCTTTTTTATTAGGCCACAACTCTGTTTCCCATATCTTTTTTATCTCTGCGAAAGTGATCTCTACTACATCATTAGACATTTTCTTTATAATGCTCCCATTCGTGAGGTTTATTCATTCTGTGTGTGAAGTGAACAAACTTTATATCTGGGTGAAACTCATCACCTAAACATACATATTCATTTCCTGTAAGTTCTCTATACTTTCGTGTTAGTTGCACGTTCCACTTGAACATACTCTTTCCATAATTTATGTCGGTGCCAGTGACCCAACGTGTGAACCACTCATTAGGTAAAGTAATAAGGTCAAGTCTCTCATTCACAGAGTCTTCAACAAAATACTGTTCACCGTTTACTGGCCCGTTTGTCACTCCGTTATCAATGTAGTGTCTCTGCCAACCATTAACATTTGACATAAATTTATCGTAGATGTATTTGCAATCCTTTGGGTAATATTTGAAGAACCCACCATTTATATAATACCCTCCTTTCTTTGTGTCTCTCCACCAACCTGGCATCGCAATAAACTGACCACGATCCACAGGGTACTCAAAAACTTTTTTGTAGTCGTTGACTAAGATAACATCAATGTCCATAATGCAGATGGGTTCATCTAAATCAAGTTGCATCGCCCACATCTTGTTCCACTGTAATGCAACTCTAGGATCATAAGGTTCTCGTATCCAACACCACTCATACTCTGGTAGTTTTTTCTCCAGATATGTTTCATATTCTGGACCATACTTGTCACCGATTCTAACTGCAAATATTTTCATCCAACGCATCCAACTATATGTATTCTTTCTTTGCGCTCATGTGCATTAATTGCTGTATGTAATTGTGTGGTGTCTATAAGATGATAACTACCATCAGCTGGTAACTGCATAAGTTTTTTACCAACAATCATAAAACACTTTTTATTTGATATTAAAGGAATATGTATTCTTTTTGTGGGGTCTTTGTGATAAGTATAACATTGATGAGGAAACAGTCTTAACACTCTTGTTCTATATAAACCAAATTTTTTTATAATACTATTTGTATAAGGAATATCAAATAAAGGAACAATTAATTCTTCCTCTTTAAATTTTCCGTGCCTTCGCCCACAACCTAAAAATGGATCATCGTCTTCTTCAGTACCCTGTAAACAAATCTGCCGCTGATATTCTGGCAAAACATTAAGTTCTTTTATTACTCTTGCAAGATTAATCGTCTTTTTTCCTGCTGGTAAATCAACTACATTATCCACCATTTTTTATACCCCTTTTAACTAAATCCTTTCCTCTTAAATGATAATACTCAGTATTAGATTTAAGGGTATCAACTAATTTATTAAAACTCTCTTCAAGATATGATAAACTATAACATGCATGAGATATATGGTATCCATATATATTGCTAATATCCATAAATACTCTTTTACCTTTAATTCTTTTTACGAACCAACTCATATTTTCTGATTCCCAATTTATAATATCCCAAACTTTATATTCTATATTATACTTATCATACATCTTTCGTTGCAACTCTCTCAGCTCTTCATGTTGTCCATAAGTATTGGTACGTTTTTTGAGTTCATCAATATGATATTTATCTCCTACTAATTGATTAAAAGCTATTATATGTTTTAAATTTCTAGCATATAATTTTATCTCATCCATCGACATATTCATCTCAACTATGTTTTGTTTTATCTCTACATTTTCACTACAATAATCATAGAATATAATATCACCATCAAAGTCTAGATGTTCAGCAAAATATTCTCCAGAGTATCCAGCTGTTGGAGTTAATATTAGGTCAAATTTTTTCTTTGGAAGTTTACCTACGGCTTCTGTATTCTCTGCATAAAATACTTCTCCTCTCATTCTCGTAAGTAGAATTTTGAAATAATTATCACTAATATCTATATCATTTTGCCAATCTGGTATTTTTGAATTAATAATACTCCAATTTTTAGTTTGCATCTCTCTACGTTCAGGCATATGGCCATAAGACCAAGCTTTACGTCTACGTTCTTCATTTGAAAAATTCGTTATAGTCGGCAACCCATCAACATCAATCCATGAAGGAGTGTAGTCATCATGAAAATTATCATCTGCCCTTACAAAGTTATTCCACTTTCCTCGAATATTCGGTTTATCTAATTCTCTCCATTTAGTTAGATTTAGTTCTATATGTTGATGATGAAGAAATGCTGGTTCGTTTGGTCTTGCAATAATATGACCTTTACAAAATTCATCTGTTCTTGTCCAATTATAAAATCTTTGTATTGACGTTGGATAATTAACCATATCAAATACCATACCAACTGATACAATCATAGCATGAGTGTATTTGTCGCAAGTTTCTAATACATCATTCAGTTCAGTTAGATAACATATTTTTTGATTATGACCTGTTCCAGCTCCAGTAATACCACCAGAAGTTTGTAATAATGTTGTCTGTAGTTGTTTCTCTGATGCAAAATCCCACTCCATTTTTTTTGGATAAACAACAATAAAGACAACAGGTTCTTGTTTCTTATTAGGTTTTATTTCCTTTGTGCTATCTAACCAAAAATTTTTGATTTCCTCAAAGTTTTTCACAATATTATATCCTAAGTAATCTCTTTCAATACGTCATTACCAAACTGTTTAGCCATAGACCTTTTCATTAATTCAAGTCTTTTTTTGTTTGATCCTCCGTGAACAATGAAGTGAAATCTATTTTCATCTGAACTATTGAGTGCCTCATGTGTAACTCCGTTGTCAAACCAAAACCCAGTGCAGTTTTCAAATGGTAATTCTTCTTTAGTGTCCACCCTTCTCAGGTAACAATTCTTTGGTTGATAAATTGCTAGGTTGATTGCCGCAGATATGTTTCTTTGTCTACCCTCGTTTATCCTTGCGTCTCCAGCGTCATGATGTGCGGTGATACTACCGCCAGGTTTGATTAACATAAACCTACATCTCCTGTAGTGTTTATGAGGAAACTCTTCCAACCACCTCTTCATCTCTGGTGCGACCTCAGCAACTTCAGTCCAACCCCACTTCACCGTATCTTCTGTATAACCATGACCACTTGGGTTCATCGTGTTACGCCAACCTAAAGAGGTGTCTACTTCATCCTCATGAACAAACCCATGTATGGCTGCTGACCACCACTCATCACCGTCCTGTAGTCTGTGTGGGACAAAAAATCCTTCATTGTATACTGCTTGAGCCTCTGCAATACATTCGTCTGGAATATCTAAATCAATCTTTAAATACCAAACATCATTTTTTCTGCACCACTCTACAGGGGTCATTGTCCTATCACCATAAATCTTGTGCTTTCATTTGACAGTATTTTTGAACCAGAGTATAAGACTGTTGACATTCTTGATTGTTGTATCAGTTCATCCTCCGACTCAACACAATTGATATGATCGTCATGCTGAGTAGCATTTGATGATTGCAAAACATACAAAGGTTTTCCGTGATACCTCTCATTTATGTCTCTAAACTTCCACATAGGAAACATATGTTCACAAGAACAGTTGATGACCACATCAAAAATATCCTCTGGTTTTACAGGTAGATTTGGATTGGGCATCATCCTCATGGGTTTCATCATAACGTTTCTCATGTTTATCTTATATATGTTTTTGTCCTTGTACCTCTTGTTAAACTTATAACTTATAGGAGATACGTCATGGTCAATCTCAAAGTTTTCAACCCACTCACAACCACGAAAATTATCAAACAGAAGAGGGACTATGTACTGTGCAAACCATCCAGCCAATAGAGCAACTCTCTTAGGTTCAATGTCCAACTCAATCAGAGTTTCAACCAACCATAACTTACTCTCTAATTGAGATGCGTTCATGGAGTCCAAAACTCTTTTTTTCAAGTAACCTTCTGGAGTGATGATTGCGTTTTTCCAATCTCTCGCCATGTCAGGTGTATATTTTAAGTGCTCCATAATGTTTTTAATTCTTCCACATCATTTGTCTCACCACTGTTATTGAACAAACATATTTTACAGTATTCTCTATTTTTTCGTGGCTCCATATCATTCGGATAAATGTTTCCCTTATACCAAGAGTATACATCTCCCTTTGGAAACCCACTCATAAACGAGTCCTCCTCATCGTACATGTTGTACCAAAAGTGGTTTATGTAATTATCTATGGTTGGATAGGTGAAGAAAATAACATCTAAGTTATTTTTAATATGGTTGTATACTTTTTTTAGTTGTCCTCTGTCCCACCTCATCACAGAAGAGTTTACCATTGGTGATTTAAACTTAGCAAAGTTCTTCTTGCACACCTCAATATCATTCCACCACCCTTTTACTATGTAAGGGTGTTCCATATCCAATTTAAAAAAATATGATAAATCCTTTTGTACTATCACATCCAAATCGAGATACAGAAAATTATTGCCTTCAATGTTTACCTTGTCCTCATCAAACATATACAACTTTCTATATGCCCAGAACTTCCCATTTTCATGGGAGTCCCAAGTTGTAGGTATTGGTATGTCGTAAGGTTCTGTCGGGTTATCGGTAAGGCAGTAAAAGTTGAAAGGAACAGAACATTTCTTTTCGCATTGTTGTTTTAGTTTCTCAACATATTCTCTTCCATACTTATCGCCCCACTTAACGCATAATATTGTATTTTTCATAACCATCTAATATCACCTTTGCCATGTATTTATGACCCTGCTCATTGGGATGCGATTTGTCGGAAAGTCTTAACTCTTTTTTTTCTGGATCAATATTATTAAGCAAATCATTGATACAATATCCATTCAATCTGGAAAAACATGGCCAACCAATAAATTTATTTGATATATGTTTATCCACATAATCAGAATAATGACTGTCAATAAATGATTTCATAGCAACTCTTATACTTCCATCCGACCCAAGGCCTTGGCCATGGTAACGAGTTATTGGAGCTACTCCTTGAATATATAAATGAGGAATATCTTTTAATAAATTCTCTGCATATATAAACGATCTTAATGTACTTTGAACAGCATGATGTGGAGTGTTAATTTCTAACAAACCCGCCGCAGTAATCTCAACCTGAGTGAGCTCAATCTGATTAATTTTTTTCTTAAACTTGACCGGATTCCAAGCGGGATTAAGGGTAATCCATCTACTATCTATTATTTGAAAATCAACTCTTTGCCATCCACTCCACATTACCACAACAAGGCCAATGTTTTTTTCTGTCAAAACTGTGTCAAGGATTTTAGATAAAATCTGTTCATTACCCGAACCAGACTTACCAAGATTAACACAATCCATATCAAGTTTTTCAGCAAGATGTGTTGGCCAAGGTGAAAATGAATTGCAATCTTCAGTGAAGCTGCATCCAATGGCAATCAGTTTTTTTCTAGAGGACTTGAACATTATATAGTTTTCAATTAAAAATGAGGATAAATATAATCCTTTTCCTCTTCCTCTTTTTTAATAAAAAAAGAAAGGATGTAAGATATAGTATAAAGTATTCTATATTTTATTTTTCTCATAATTAAAAGAATGAAGCGAATGCTCTGATAGCCTCAACAAGTGTTTTTGCTTTACGAATTTCAGTTTTTGCTTTTCTCTTTTTGCTGCTCTTAACCACTTCATTTTCAAACATTCTTAACTTCATCTTAAACAGTTCTTCCTTATGTTCAGTATTTTCTGGATCAAATTCAAAGATGAGATTTAAACTACCTTGACTCTCATCTGCATCTCCACCACTGTCTGGACCATGACCATACATATTATTTTCTGTGGCGTAACGATGAAAAGCATCTCTAAATTCTTGTCTGTGTTTTTCATGTCTGTTACGAGTACACTCATCAATAGAGTCCCAACTAAACTCCTCTAACAAAGCTAGAAGGCGGGGATCATCATTTTCTTCAATCATTATATTATAAATCGTGGATGCAGTTTTACCACCGTTAGGTTTACCTGTACTGTCTGTATGAACACCGTCCTCTGGAACTTTATAGTTGTATATTATTGATACATGCTTAAGTTCTGGATCGGTGTAATACGCTTCCACAATCTGACCAACAAATGGAAACTTAGGAGTTCCATTTTCAAAATATGCGTCAGTTTCTTTTCCTTCATATGCCATAATGCTTTCTCCTACACATATTTATGACTTGTTAATTCTTAGATTAAATGAGCTGATGGTTGCCGCAGTACCATTAGGAAATTCTTGTGATCTGTAATCATCACCTACTTGTCTTTGCTGATAATTACCAGTACCATTTAGTTTGGTGTCTGTCATAGTGGAACCTCTAACATTACCACTACCAGAAGTTCCTACTGTATAGAGTACTTTAAATCCATCACTAGAATGTGCAGCAGTAAATCTCAACCAGTTACCTAATAAAGCATTGATATCACTTGCCGCAAATTGTTGCAAGTTGTTACTACCATCAACGAATAACGGTGTACGATCTGGTGCGCCTGGATCAGAACCATCTCTTTTCATTAAGAAATAGTTTTGAACCGTGCTTGGTTGATCAAGTGTTTCTGGAATACCACTAGAGGTATACGCACTTGTGTCTGCTATAGTATCAGTAAATACTGCCGTGCCTGCACCAGAAACTTCTGTGTAGCCAGACAGAGTAGATGCAGTGTGTATTGTGAAAGTCCCTGCTGTTGCATCAGATTCAGTGGCAGAAATCATATTATCAACTTGAGGTTCAATAAAGGTATCTAAAAAGTCTGTTAGATTCATTGCCCTAACTGCACCAGCACTGCTATCATAGTAGACAGGAAAAGTTGTACCTGTATCTGCTGTGTTACTAATACCACTTGTAGCAGTGTATGCAAGATTAATTTTATCAAACGCCACTGTTACGGTACTAGGTTCAGCCGTGGTTCCCTCTGCAACAAAAGCACTGGATGATTGTGAGGTAGCACCCGCTTGTAATCTAGTATCTGACATGGCATCAATGTTTGCACCACTGTTGGACACCACAGTTAAATTTACTGAGGTACTTTGTGAGAATTGAAACTGGGCCATAGTTCGCCATTGATTAATCTCACCAGCAGTCATCTCAACTAAATTACCACCACTAGTATATAAAGGATTTCTCGCTGTCATTAAATTGCTCCAGGCGCAAAACCAGCTACAGAATTTAATAACTGACCGCCAGAATTAAAGATATTTAGAACATTTCTTTGCATATTTGCCATAAGGAATACTTCATCTTCACCAAGAATATCATCACCAGCGTTTGTACCACTTCCATCTGTTCCGCCGTCTTCTATAATTATATTATCACCAGCATTAGCAGACGCAGCATTTGTACCATTTAGTACAATGAATACATCTTCACCTCTGCGTGAAAGAGGTGCGTTAGCAGTAGATGTCATTTTTAAACCAACATTATGATTGTGTGTTAAAGCAATCTCACTATTAACACCGAAAGATAAGACTGCATCATCTGTAATAAGTCTTAGATCATCACCAACTGTAAGATCAAGACCAATACCAACACCACCAGCAACAGTTAAAGCACCATCTGATGCACTTGTGTTCGCAGTTGTGGCTGATATGTTGACTACACCACCAGAAGAAATTGATATTGCGTCTGTGTCTGAAGCAGAACCTATTGTACCAGCATCTTTGATAACAATGTCATCAACGAATGTTACAATACCATTAGAGGCAATTGTTATTGCGGTTGCCGCAGAAGCAACACCAATTGTTCCTCCATCCTTAATAACAATGTCATCAGCAAATGTAACGATACCTGTAGATGCTAGGGTCATAACCGCTGCAACAGAAGCATTTCCTATAGTTCCACCATCTTTAATTTTTATATCATCTTTGAAGGTTATGATACCACCAGAAGAAATTTGTATTGCATCTGTTGCGCTGACTGAACCAATGTCGCCATCGTCAGGAACGGTGATATTTCCTGTGACTGTAAGAGTTGACCCATCAAATAAAAGGTTAGCCTCACCGTTACCAGAGTTAGAACCTGTTGCAGTAATAACACGGTTGTTGGCATCATTGCTCAAAGACAGGCCCGAAGATTGGTTTTTGAATGAAAGATTACCAGAACCATCGGTGGCAAGAACTTGATCATTAATACCGTCACTTACAGGCATTGTGAATTGAACACCACCAGCAGATGGGGGAATAAACAGAGAACCTAAGAGGTTATCTCCTGTTGCTGGTTGATATATAAATTTCTCACTGCTAACTTCTGTGACAAGATTTACAGGACGACCCTCAACAGAATCTTCCATAAGAATAAATTCTGGAGTTGCGTCCACAGGATTAAGAAGATGATCACTTGTTCCTTCTTCGTAAAGAAGAGCTTCACCTTCATCAACACCAGATGCACTAGCATTAAGAAGTATGGCACCAGCCTCATCTGTACCACTTCCATCTGTTGCATTAAGAACAACAATATCATTGATATCCCGACCTTGCATTGCAAGTACGCCGGTCTTATTTTGAATGGTTACTGTTCTATCAGCAGTAGGATCAGTGACCGCAAGAGTCGTTTCAAAATCATCTGCCGTAGCACCTTCAAATACGACACTGGCACCAAAGGACAGTCCTTGGATATCACTCCGTAACGTATTAAACCGTTGGCGAAATGTCTCTAATGAATCTGTTGTTTCGACTTCTGAAGCTGTAACTGTTGCCATTATTGTTTACTCACTAGTTGTTGTAACAGACCCTTTATCTCATGCATTTCACACTTAATGTTATTTATCTCCCTTGTCGCCTCTCTTAATTCATCTCTTTGTGCTTGTGCAGATTTTGATCTTTTTATCGCTCTTTCGTATGCAGTCATATCTGTATTTACGATTCCGTTGGAGTGCGAGTCTCTTACGAGATGAGGTTGATCTTGTACTTTTATATATTTCTCTTCCATATTATGTCGCCAATGCTATCGCTCTAAGGTCTTTGATTCTTGGTGGTTCAGCAGAGTTTGTTGTTTGCATAACTATCTTAATAGCAAATGAAGAAAACTCATCAAGTGGATCACCAAGACCATCGTCAGTTACACCACCTGTATATAGATACTCTTGGAAGTCATCTCTACCAAGTGATGGATTAGTTTCTACATCAGGTAAGCCGGGAACTGTCTTGTCCTCATTAAAGAACCTCCAACCTATATCATCAAACTCTCTTTCATCATCTACTCTTAATATTTTATATAGCACCTTGATATCAGCAGCACCATCTCTGTTTCCAGCAAAGAATACTTTCAGAGCAGTTGCCGGTTGAGTAAGTGTTGTTCTTCTGGTGCAATAAACCGCTACGTTATTATCACCATCTGGTTCTGTTGAAGCTGTAAAGTCACTGGTTGGAAAAACATCAGATGAGGAATCAATATTATTAATTCTGTTTGCAATGGCATACACTGTCATTCTTTCAGTATCAACAACTGGTGAAAGTAAAGCATTTGTAGTAGATAATTCTAGACTTAACTCCAAAGATTTTTCACTAAACATTTCATTTTGTTCATTTATCGCAGATGCGACTATATTTGGTGCCTCGTAATACACATTTTCATTTAACTGAATTGTCTTAGAATTTGTAGCAGAGGTTTTAACAAAAGATGTTTGTGAACCACTTGGACTTGTCCCAGTTGTGTTTTGTTTTTTCGCAACAACCTTTGTGCCGGAAACTGTCATGTTAGAAATTGCAAATTGTGCAAGATCATACAAAATATTTTCAGTTGCAGTTACACTTTCTCCACCACCTTGTGTTCTTGTTGAACTCGTACCATCAACGACAGCAGAGGTAGTCACTGTTATGGTGTAACTATCAATACCAACGTTACCAACAGCAGTGTGTGTTTTATTAATTTCTGTGAACGGTATTTTATGCAACATAAAGAGTTCAACCGTTGCACCGGCATCATGTGATGCAGCAGTAGTTGAGTTAGTACCCCTTGTTGCACTGGTGATCGCATTACCAGAGATTGACGCATAAGTTATAATCTCATCACCAATTTTTATGAAATAGTTGTTTGATGCATCTCTAGAAAACTTACCACTCGTATCATCAAAGTCCGTTCCATCAGATAAAGTTATTGACGTTGCATCATTTGTGATTGCAGATGCCAGTGTGGTCGTTGCACCAGATTTCACATTAGCAAGTGTTACGTTATTTGCTGTTGAGTGCATCTGGTGATCTCTATGATTTACTTGAACAACGTTACTACCATCTTGGAAGATCAAAGGATTTTCCTCTAACAATCTTACTGGAGTAACATCATTAACTAAAGGCAGTGCTCCTGTAAGAGCTGTAAATCTTGCTCTTTTCAAATTGAATTTTAAGTCCTCTAACAATGATGGTGCCCAAGTTCTATTATTATGACCCTTAAACAGAACACCAATATTTGGTTGCTCAGATACGGTTCGTTCTGAGAACAACTGATTGCTTGTAGCAGTTGCAGTCCCACCG